TGTTATTTGCACCCATCACTAACGCGCCCGTCATCGTGCCGCCAGCTTTAGGTAGATTGGCAGAACTACGAGTATCAGAAACCTTCATCTGCGTGTCGATAAGGTTCATGTTGACGTTAAGTTTTGCGCCCCAAGTGTTTTCTGATGCGCCAACTTCGGGCTTAGTTAGGCCGTAGTTAGTTGTAGTTGTATCTGCCATTAGACTGTCCTATTGTTAATCTGTTTGCATTATACTATAAATTAGTCCAAGTCGCGCTATCTGTCGCTTTGGTAGCCCAAGTTGCAATGTCAATCGGTAACGGATCGTATTTATATCGACCTGTGGCTGTCATTACCGACACAGATTGAACAACTGCCGCAGCACTCATTGTGGCATTAGCATTTGCCGCAACACCTGACACAGCGTTAATATCTGCACTTGCAGACACAGCAAATACTGCCGTAGCCGTTACACTAGACGCAGCCTCAATAGACGCTTGAGCTTCTACTACTTCTTCTGCACCAGCCGTAACATTGCTCACAGCTTGTATTACTGCGCTAGCATGACCCGTTTTAGTGCCATTTGCCGTGACATTAGATACCGCTTCAATAACAGCCGCACCTAAATCGCCCTGCTGACCATTAGCAGTAACATTAGAAGCAGCATTAATAACAGCAGCAGCGTTTACATAGTACGCCTGACCATAGATGTTAATGCCATAATTCGCTGCACCGTAACCGTTCATATTAGGTTAGGGTAATGTCAAATTCACCTGCTTGAAACCTAAACACATCACCGCTAGCGATTGGTTTACTAGCCGTTAACGCAGTCTCAGCAAGCATATTGCCGCCAGAAGCAGCGTCCAATACAGCCGTATGCGTTATGGTTCCCCACGTTCCTGTCGCGGTTGGAAACTCGACTGCGCTTGTATTGTCGATGGCTCCGCCAGAGGACGCATCAAAAGCCATTGCTTTGCGCGTATAGCCATTGCCTGAGACTTCTGTGCCAGTGCCGCCTGCACCCGTAGCAGATGTGTACAGTCCGATATAGACGGTTGATGGTGGTGTATACGCGGCATTGCGAAATACATGATCTAGCACTTCATTTTCCAAAAACGTAGTAAATGACATATTAGTAACTTCCTATTTTTAATCTTAGGCCAGAGCCAGAGGCTGTTGAACGGCTGCTTGCACTATTAACGCGACCTACAGCAGCAGAGTAAAGAGCGGCCCACGTTGATGCCCTAGCATCTTCTTTAAGGTAGGGAGCAGAGTGTAACAATGCGCCATACAAGTAAATATCTGGGTGATGCGTCAACAACCAATTTGTTTCAGCAGATCCACTTAATGTAGGTATTTTCGCATAATACATTAGGATTGCGCTATAGGAACCGTCTGGTGTGGGCATTAATTCAAACTGTGAACTGTTAAGGCTATAGTTAGTTGGTGTACCTGTAGCATCATTTCTAGCGGCTCTGGTTGATTGCATAGTAGCAAGCGACATGAAGTTTAAGCTGCTAGTGCCAGAAGTCGTTAGGTGGAATCGTATCGTAGACAGCCAATCTGTAGGTATGCCCGTGAACTGGCTATCCACTGTAGTCTCTGCGCGTGTCTCCATGCGCCAATGCCTAATCTCGTTGTTGATAGAAGATTCAGCCAAAGAGATGAAATCAGGTATTGTAGCCGTCAGATCGTCACGGTTCAAGAAGTTGGCAATGGATGCCTTTAACTCTGTGAATGTTGAAATAGCCATCGTGGTTCCTTTAAGTTATGGGCTATTATACCCTAAAGTATTCAGTCATACCTATTGTTAGATAATAAGCCATCAGCCTCACTAATTCCTAGCAATGATAAAAGCCCTGCTAAAGTCGTTGCTGCTGGGTTGGTAGCTAGTAAGTTATTAGTGTTTACCTGATCTGGATCAAAGGCTGCACCGTACAATGACCTAGCCCTAGAGCCATCGTGCATACTAATAACTTGCCCACCTGACTTTCCGTATTCTTCCATCCATTCTTTAGGGTCTATGCCCATTCTTGTCAATGACTGATTTATCCTTCCAGCGCGTGGGCCAATATCAATTACATTATCAATAACAATTCCATCTGCACCCCTTTCATAAGATTCCTGCGCCAACCTATCAGTAGTTAAGACTTCGTTATCGTAAATTGGAACATTAGAACTATCCATTACTTCCCTACCATCAGGATTAAAAACTCTTGGGTCATGTATTCCTGACCAGTGCTGCGCAAGACCTTTATAGTCATTTCTATCTGGAATCATTGCGCTAGTTCTATCCATGCCCCTAGTGTCCATCAAAACAGGATATGAGGCTGGTGGAGAAACGTCACCACCTGTAGCGTAGCTTTGAGACAGGTATGGCTGCTCACCAGAAAACCATGATCCACTGCCCTCTTCTGGCATAAAAGATAGTATTCCCTTATCTGTAAACTCCATACCATCTGGGCCTTCACGCATAGCATCATTGCTGACATGATAGGCTTTATCTGTAAAATTCTGCTCAGTAGCCCTAGCCATGCGGCTGGCGTTATCCATAGGCAACTCACCAGTAACAATCTTCATTGCTGTGGTGTCTGGAAACCCTGCCTCAATTAACCTTAGTAGGCTCCTGTAAGCGTCAGGAGCAAGATCAATAGCTGCCCTACCTAAGTCTAACAAACCCTTTGCTATTGCCATTAAAACGCCTCCATTAAGCCTTGCACACCCTTCTTACCGTACTTAAAGCCAAGACCAGCAAGTGGGATAGCCGCTTCAGCAGCACCACCTATGGAGTTAAGCCAGCCTTCAAAAGAGTTACCAGCCTCACGCTGTTGTGCGCCTAGCTTTAAAGCATCAACTGAGCCTACTGGAGTAAAGTCTAGTATGCCACCAAGCACCCTAGCCATTTCTTGTTGCTGCCTGCTTGAGTCATCACCGTACCGTAGATTAGACAGGTAATTTCCTAGCTGCTCTGAGTAGGTCTGCTCCCTTGGCATAATCTGGTCATCTGCGTACTGACCATAACGCTGCTCATCTGCTGCCATACGCTGCTGATCTAATGCGTCCCTCTGGGCCATTGCTGCTGACATTTCTGGAGTAATGCCTAAAACACCTAAACCATCTGTGCTGTACTGGCCTTCCATCTCATTAGCTTGGCTGTTAATAGACGCAAGAAGTCCCCCTGCTCCCAAACCTGCTGGCATTAGCTTAAAGTTGTTTTTCTCCCCATAGTCCATCATACCATCAAGCCATTGCTGATTAGTGCGCTGATATAACTTAGGATTCATTACTAATGAGCCGTTCTTTTCAGCCTCACTAAATGGTCTTGGTGTGCCTTTCTTTGGATTTGTAAATTTTTGGTCTAAATGATTAAAAACATCTGGGAACATAACTCTTGCTGGATACTGATTAAATAGCCCACCATTATAACCCAGAGTTTTTATGCCGTGAGTGTAGCTTACATTCTTATCCATTGGATCTACTGAAGCACCAATGTCAGCTTTAAAAGTAGTATAACCAGATGACCCTATAGGAACATTAAGAAGGTCTGGCTCTACAACATCATCACGAATTTGATTTCTTGATGGGAAGCCAACATCTCTAAACGCTGCCGAATCAGCAGTCTTTACAAACCTTGAGCGAACTGCGCCAGATTTTGTACCAGCAAATTCATTTCTACCCATTAATTGATCTAATACTTCTGGATGCTCAAGACCAAGCCAGTTTTTATATTTAACTCGCATTCTTCTATCAAAATCATCAACAGCGTGTTTTGGAATTGGAAGCTGCTGAAGTTGCTGAGTTGTTATGTTTGCTATTGGAGTAGCGAAATTATTAGAATCATCACCCATTGCGCTAAAAACACCAACAACAGGGCTATCAGTCTTGTTTGCTGCAAAATCAAAATTGTTTTGTTTGTTTTGTGCCATTGGGTTATTACTAGCCCAACCTAAACCAAACTTTTCCATAGCTTGAGCAAATCCAGCACCACCATCAACTTTCACATCTTCTGATAAATCAAATCCCTGTGAGTCTACTATAGTATGCCCAGTGTATGTCCTGTCACCAACTATAGGAACAATGGTATTACCCTGCAATGACTCTGGAGTTATTATCTTTCGCTCACCATAAGGGTTTATAATTCGTTTAGTTTCTTGTCCAAGCCTCATGCTTTCAGCTTCAACTAAAGAAGGATTTTCAGCTAATGCTTTAAGGTATTTTTTTCTGGCAGCATTAACATTTTTTGGCTCTGAAGCACTTTCTGATTTTAAGAATCCTGTTCTTAACAAGTTAACAACCTCAGAACCTTGCTCTATAATCCACTTAGGCACATCTGACTTAGCCATTATTGTTCAGCCTCAGAAGCACATACTTCACATACAGTAAGGCCACTCCACTCAATAACGTCTATTGACTTAAATTCTTGACTGCAAGCTGCACAAGTTTCTTTAACTTCTTCGTTGTTGCTCATAACCACCTCACAATAAACATAGACAAATTATATCACAACTAAGCGAAACCTTTAATACCCCTAATCAACGGGCCTTTATGCTTCTTGTTGCGCTTACCTAAGTCACCTGATGCAAACACCTGTGCCAACTGTCTAAGTGCGTCAGCAGCCTCTGAGTGACCCTCTGACTTATCGGGTATGGAAGTCCATCTGCTCTCACTGTTTGACCATTTACGCCTGTATGACTTTAGATGATCTAGCCCCTTGGCACAGGTCACATCATCAATGTACAGGTACGGGAACAGGTCTACTGTGTATTGGATACCCCACATTAATTCCTGCACTCTTGGCACTATTCTCCAGCTAGATGATGGCATCAGTTCTCTGAGCATCTGCTTTGGTGACTTGTTGTTAAGCTGGCCCTGTCTCTTATGATCTGCATCATGGGGCAAATAGTGCGTGTCAAAGACCAAATCAAGCGTCTGGAGCCATTTAACAGCGTGGCTGTATGGTTCGCCCCATGCTTCGTAGAAATGGATTAGACGCAGTTCTAGGCCGATTTGCTGGCATACCCACACAGCACACCCGTCTGACGACCCGATATCCCAAAAAGTTAAACATGGGTGAGTATCTACCACAGGCATTCTACCTATGCGTCCATCAGTGTAGGCTTGGTTGATTTCACGCAGCCAGAATGCACCTTCTGGATACTCTAAGAAGTCGCCTTCCCAGACATGACCGTAAGTGTCGGGCCTACGCTTTAGGTCTTCCTGACGCTCCTGCTCTAGCACTTTTGGGAACCAAGGATTATCCGACCAATTTACCCTAACCACGCGGCTGTTGTCTGGAGCCTCTAGCCGTAGTCTTTTATGCGTTGCGCTATCCTTTGACTCAGGATTCCACGTTACCCATACCTCTGAGCCTTCTTCACGCACCGTGGGCATAAGTTTACGCCATGCTTCTTCTGATACGCCCTCAGCCTCATCTATCCATGCGAGTAAAATCTTGGCCTTAGATTTGATGCTGTCTAGGTTATGTCGTAGGCCAGCAAACACATACTTGATGCGTCCATCCTTTGATCTGATGTATCGCTCACCTATCTCGTAATAGTCATCTAGCCAATCAACTGAGCGTATAGCCGCCTTTACTTCTTCTAACGATGATTCTTCTAACGAGTTAAGATGCTCACGCGCACATAGGATCTGACCTGATATGCCTGCTGTCCCATAGCGATAGCCCTCAACTGCGCTCATCAGACTAAAGCTGCGCGTCTTCCCACTACCCCTCCCTCCCCAAGATGCGCGTATCCTTGCTTCCCCTTGGAAGATCGGTACTAGCTTTGGTGGCAGTTCTATCTGTCCGACATTCATTCAGAGTCAAATTCTTTAGCGACCAGTTCGATCTTAGACTTAGGAGCCATTGAGCCATCACTGCTGATCTGATCCACTATCGACTTCTCTGACAGGCCATGCTTGCCCATTAGTAACTTAACTAGGTTAGCGTTTAACTCACCGCCTAGCCCACCATCCATAGCCACTGTAAACTGTGTCAGTTTTACCTTTGCTAATATCTCCGAAAACTCATCATGCTTCTGCGCCCAATCGTAGAGCGTAGACTCACTGATATCTAGCTTTAGACACAAATCCTGATGGCTGGGAATTAGTCTAGTATAGGTACTGAGGTATGTATTAGCTTTGTCTAATAGTTCGGGTGTGTACTTGGTTGGTCTTGCCATGATTGTCTCCGCATATGGGGTGGACATAACTTAATGGTTTATTATACCACTAATTTTAGATAGTTTTCTATCGTTAAACCAAGCTGGATAGCCTCACGCATATCGTTAGCTGCCCTGCGAGCCTTGCATATCCTGCGAGCCTCATCAGTCATTCGTTGTTCATTACGCCTTACAATCGCTGCTGCCTCTGATTTAGAGTAGTACGTTGTCCGATAATGATGCTGACTATTCATCCTAGCAATCCGTTTAGGAACCATACCCAACAGACTAAACCGATTACTGCGCCGATGCAACTGAGTGTGCGTGTGGTGTAGTCACGCTTAACCTTCTTGGTGACTAGCTGGCTTGATGCCAAATATTTATAATCTTTCATGTGACACTCCAAAGGGGCCGTAGCCCCTGTTATTATTTTTTATAGCAAAGGTTCTTTACCCAAAGAGCAGCTTCTTCTTTGGTGTGAAAGATCAACTCCTGCCACCCCGTTGCCCAGTTATGGATGTAAAGAAATCCATCAGCATTGTCTTTAGCCTTCGTTGCTACCCGTACAAAATTTAAAGTTTCCATTTTATTCTCCGCTCTGTTTCTGTTCCATCTCTGACCATGCCCTAAACAACAACTGTTGTAGCGTGGTAGACAGTTCCTTCAATTCAACCAATGAGCATTTGTCAACTAACGTATTTTCTTTTGGGTGATTCTTATTGTGGATAGCCAAACCTATTTCTGCCATCTGGTCATCATTGACATTCTTCTCAACGACAGGCTGATCAACACGCTCATCATTAGCGTAGGTCAAATCGTTTAAAAATGCCATCAGACCAACCTTGTCTGTTGGAACCTCAACCTGCTCATAAGAGCCTGATGCTTTAGCGTCTAATTGAGTACCCGTCCATTCATTGTTTTTGCTAACGTAAAGTCTCATAGTATTGCTCCTTGGGGCCGAAGCCCGATATTAGTTATAGTTTTTAATTGCTGGCAAACCAATAGCATTTTCGATTTGATCATCAAGAAGCGGCTCAAGAGTTGAAAAGAAACTCTTAACGTATTCTCTGACAGTCTCATTAAAACCAGCCTCATCTATATAAATCTGAATGTTCTCAGGGATAACGTCTACAGTAAATTCAATTTTAACTTTCATTTTACCACCTCGTAATCCATGTTAGTTTTAACAGTAATTTTAATTGAAAAGCCGTAGTCAAAAGTATCTTCTTCTAAATTGTACTGTGGGAAGATTTTAATCAGCTTAACAAGTCCATTAGCTTCATCAGATACCCGATCATAATCTTCTAAAGCGTGTTTTAAGCCAAAGGTCATACCTAAAGATGATCCACCTACTGTGACCATATAGCTTGGGTCTGTGCCGTAAAGTCCACCGTCAAATTCTGTGTATTCAGTCATGTGATGCTCCGTTCTGGTTAGTTACTTAACTTACAACCAGTATAAACACTTCTGTGAAGAGTGCAACACTTTTGTTAACTATTTACGAGAATATTTCTATTTCTGTGTAAACCCGATTAGGGCCAGCGTGTATGTAGAACTTGCCGCTATTTAAAGCACCCACTTCTGGACGGCTTTGTAGCCACTTAGCCACATCCTCATCATGCTTGTCTTTGGCATGGTTCTTTAGGTCTGCTTGAAGGTCATAATATGTATAGCTGCTCATGTGATACTCCAAAGGGGCCGTGGCCCCGTTATTATTAGATTATGCTGCTAACTGCTTTGCTGGAAAACGTATCTTGCCTTCAAACTCTAACTGGTCACGCTCAAAATCAGTTAGGTAGTTGTCTGCAACTATCTCCCAATCTATAACGTACTCAACGTAGTATTCATCGTTAGACTCACACTGAGACTTAACTGACTCATAAACCTCTGATGCTGCGTTAACGTCTACATCAAGTACAATGTAATCACTGCCGCCTTTGAACTTCCAATACTCAGGACAAACACCCTCACCGTCCCAATCATGCGCTGCGTAATTTTCTTTGGTTTGAGTGGTTATTAGTAGCTTGCTCATGT